TCCCCGAGGTTTTTCCACACGTCCGGAGGTACCCAATGGCTGCTCTGCGCGTCGTGGGCCCGGGCGAGACTCCTCCGAAGCCCACCAACCCGAAGACCCTCACCGAGGCAGCCAACAGTGGCACCAAGCGCGAGCTGCTGGTTGCGATGCGCGACCGGATCGCTCGGGCGGTGGCCAACGAGAACACCTTGGCCCGAGATCTCGCGGCGCTGACCAAGCGCCTGATGGAGATCGTCCGGGACATCGAGGCGATCGACCTGGCCGAGAAGCTGGAGGCCGAGCGTGCAGGCGACATCGCGGATCAGCCCTTCGACGCGTCGGCTATCTGAGGTCGCTCGGCACCTGATCCTGCCCGCCGGCATCGTCTCCACCGGTTGGCCGTCAGTGGCCGCCAAGTGTGCTGAGTTCGGCGACACCTTCGATGCCTGGCAGGACGGGCTAGGCCGGGCGATCCTGGGGAAGCGCGCGGACGGGAAGTACGCGGCAACGGTCGGCGGGATCACGCTCTCGATCCCGCGGCAGGTCGCCAAGACGTTCATCGTCGGCCGGATCATCTTCGCGCTCTGCGTGCTATTCCCCGGGCTCAAGGTGCTCTGGACGGCTCACCACTCCGCGACGCTGACCAGCACCTTCCAGTCGCTGTCCGGCTTCGCCCGGCGCAAGAGGGTTGCGCCCTACGTCGGCGATCCGACCAACGGCGGATCCGGCATCAAGCGGGGCAGCGGAAAAGAGGCCATCCTCTTCCGCAACGGGTCCTCGATCCGCTTCGGTGCACGTGACCAGGGCTGGGGTCGCGGCTTCGAAGAGATCGACATCGAGGTCTTCGACGAGGCTCAGATCCTCAACCCGAAGGCGCTCGAGGATATGGTCGCCGCCACCAACCAGTCGCGGCACGCGCACGGTGCGCTGCTGTTCTACATGGGCACACCGCCCCGCCCCACAGACCCCGGCGAGACCTTCTCTGAGCGCCGACAGGACGCGCTAACCATCAAGGCGGGCGCTCCCGACTTCGGCGAACCGGCCATCGGTGGGAACGCACTGTTCGTTGAGTGCTCAGCAGACGCGAACGTTGGCCAGAAGGGCGGCCCGTCGCTCGACGACATGTCGCAGGTACGGAAGGCCAACCCCAGCTTCCCTCACCGCACCCCGCTCGAATCCGTGCAGCGGCTCCGCGCGAACCTCAAATCGGACGAGGCGTGGCGCCGCGAGGGCCTTGGGGTCTGGGATCCCGGGGCCGGCGACAAGGCGACCATCAAGCCAGCCCAGTGGCGACCACTCGGCGAGGGCATCCTCATCCCGACCGATGGCCGCGTGGCCGTTGGTGTGAAGTTCTCCCTCGATGGCAAGTCCGTGGCGCTCTGCGCAGCTCGCAAGACGCACGTCGAAGTTCTGGCGCAGCGCCCGATGGCTGACGGCCTCGGCTGGCTGGTCGACTACCTCGTGGCGAACTGGCGATCCTTCGCCGGTATCGCGATCGACGGCAAGGCGGGCCGGGACATGCTCGCGCAAGATCTGCGCGACAAGGGCGTGGCCGACTCGGCGCTGATGCTTCCGACTACCGACCAGGTCATCGCAGCACACACCGCGATCCTGGCGGCCGTGAACGACAAGACCCTGACCCACGCCAACCAGCCCGGCCTGAATGCCTCGGTGGCCTCATCGACGCAGCGCAAGATCGGGCCGGCCGGCGGTTGGGGCTGGGAGCCGATCGGCGAGGGTGACAGCGTGCCGCTCGAGTCCGCGACCTTCGCCCTATGGGCTGTGACGACAAGCAAGTTCGACAACTTCGTGGCTCAAGCGCCGCGGCGACTCTACTGAGGAAGGGGTGGGTATGGATCTGCAGACCCCCGAGCAGTGGCTGTCCGTCCTCGCGGCCCGGCTGGACTATCGGCAGCCCTACATCGCGCTGCTGCGCTCCTACGCCGACGGCAACGCTCCGCTACCTGAGGGCGGGGCCAACTCGGCCGCAACATGGATGGCGTTTCAGCGGAAGGCTCGCACGAACTTCGGTGGCATCGCGTGCCAGTCGCACGCGAACCGGATCCGCGTGCAGGGCGTCCGGGTTGGTTCAGACGACAAGTCCCCGGCCTCCGTGACGGCCCGCCGGATCGCCCGTGACAACCGGTTCCCGATGGTCATCGCTGACGCGGTCTGGGATATGGTCTGCGCCCGCACTGGCTACCTCGTGGCCGGAGCCGATGAGGATGGCCGTGCTTTGCTGACGTCCGAGAAGCCGGAGATGTTCTACGCCGAGCCGGACCCGACGAAGCCGTGGCGTTCCCGCGCCGCCCTCAAGGTGTGGCGTGACACGGTTGCCGAGATGGATTACGGCTACGTGTGGGTCCCGGGCGTGCGGCAGAAGTTCTCTCGCAAGTCGTTCACATCCGTGTCCGCCAATGCCGCCGACAAGACGATTCGTCACGTGGCCGCTGGTGGATGGGAACCATCTGGAGATCCGGAGGCGTACGAGGGTAATCCCCCCGTCTGGATTCTGGACCGCCGCGACGGCATGGGCCTGATCGAGCCCCACCTCGACGTGATCGACCGCATCAACCTGGGCAAGCTGCAGCGCCTGTCGGTTTCCGCGATTCAGGCGTTCCGCCAGCGGGCACTCAAGAAGCAGCCCGGCGTGACGCTGCCTGAGACGGACGAAAAGGGCAACGTCATCGACTACTCGAAGGTATTCGAGGCTGCCCCCGGGACGCTTTGGGACCTGCCTGCCGGTGTGGAGATCTGGGAATCAGCGATCACTGACTACCGGCCCTCTCTGGACGCCGAGAAGGCTGACGCGCGCGACTTCTCCGCCGCGACAGGCACGCCGGTGTCAATGCTGCAGCCCGACTCCGCGAACCAGTCGGCTGGTGGCGCTGCTGCCACAACCGCGCAGCAGGTCGATGCCTGCAACTCCGACATTGACCGGATCAAGTTGGCCGCCGCCGCCGCCATCGTTACATCCCTGCGCATCGAGGGTGTCGACCTCGGCGAGGACACTGTCGAGGTTGACTTTGAGAATCCGGCTTGGGTGACGATGGCCGAGAAGATGGACGCCTACTCCAAGGCGACCGCGGCCGGCATGTCCATCAAGATGGCGCAGAAGACGTACCTGGGCTGGACGCCGGATCAGATCGAAGAGGACGACCGGAACCGGGCGCGCGAGTCCGCGCGCGCCTCCCTGGCGTCTCTCGGTGGCGCACCCAACGTCCAGCCCGCACAGCCCGCGCCGCAGCCCATGATGGCCGCCGCCAGTGGCAACGCAGGCTGAACTAGAGCAGGTCCGTCGCGCGCTCAACCGGCTGTCTCAGGCCGCGCAGAATGACATGGCGGCGGTCTGGGACTCGCTACCGACGTGGAGCCGGATGACAGTGAGCACGGCGCTGTCGCAGGGCTGGGAGTGGGTGCTGGAGCGCTACGGCAACATGGCTTCCACTCTCGCGGCTGACTTCTTTGAGGTGCAGGCCGTCGACCTGGGCGTGAAGCGTCCCAAGTCCGTCATTGCGCCGCCAATGGATGAGCGTCGTGCGATGGCGCGACTCGGCTGGGCAGTCTCCACCGAGGATCAGCGCGGCAACATGCTGGTGCTTCTCGACGAGCTCGTGAAGCAGCCGTACCGCTCGACGATGCAGAACTCGGCGCACGCCGCGCATCTCGCCTGGGCGCGCGTCCCGTCCGGCTCCGAAACCTGCGCCTGGTGCATCATGCTCGCCTCCCGCGGCGCCGTCTACCACTCGGCGGAACTCGCCAAGTTGGGCACGAACGGCAAGAAGTACCACGGCTTCTGTGACTGCGTTCCGACCGTCGTGAAGTCCGCCAGCGACTACCCCGAGGGCTACGACCCGGACGCCCTGTACGGCCAGTACGAAGCTGGCCGCGCGCAGGCCGGGTCGGGTGATCCGAAGGCGATCACCGCCGCCATGCGCCAGCAGGCCGGCACCAACTAGAGCTACCGCACCCCGGCACGGCGACGGGGTGGGCACGGGAAAGCGCCGGTCCATCACTCCACGGAGGAATCATGTCCGCACCCATCACCGAACCCACCGTCCCCGTCGTCACCCCAGTAGCGCCGGAACCTGTCAAGCCGGAAGCCCCGGCATGGACGCCTCCGGCGAGTCAGGCAGACCTCGACCGCATCATCGCCGACCGGCTCAGCCGGGAGAAGGCGAAATACGCGGACTACGACGATGTCAAGACGAAGGCTGCCGAGTTCGACAAGGCGCAGGAAGCTGCGAAGACCGAGGCCCAGAAGTTGGCCGACCGTCTCGCCGCCGCCGAAGCCAAGGCCCAAGAGGCTGAGGTCAAGGCGATCCGCGCCGAGGTCGCACAGGCGAAGGGTGTGCCGGCCGCACTGCTCACCGGGACTACGAAGGAAGCGCTCGAGGCTGCCGCCGACGCGCTGATCGCCTTCAAGGGCGACACCCCGAAGGTTCCCGCAGCGCCCAGCGCTGACGGGCAGGGCAAATTGGGCGAGCCGATCGGGGCAGGGTCCCCCCAGCTCACCGCGGACGACCTGGCACGCATGACCGCTGCGAAGGACTACGACGGAATCGCCAAGGCGACAGCCGAGGGCCGATTCACCGCCCTTCTCAGCTCCTGACAACCCGAAACCACCTGAAAGGGGCCTCTCATGGCCATCACCAAGTTCCAGCCGGAGATCTGGTCCGCCCAGATCCTCTCCGTGCTCGCCAAGTCGCTCGTCTACGGCGGCATCGTCAACCGTGACTACGAGGGCGAGATCGCGCAGTACGGCGACACCGTCCACATCCCGTCCGTGGCGGACCCGAACATCTTCGCGTACACCAAGGACACCGACCTGACCGCAGTGCAGGCGCTCACCGATGACGAGCTGCTGCTCACCATCGACCAGTCCTGGGCGTTCAACTTCCAGATCGACGACATCGACAAGGCGCAGATCCGGGCTGCCGGCGCGCTGATGTCCGAGGCCAACCAGCGTGCAGGCTTCGGTCTGCGCGACAAGGCTGACCAGTACATGTCGAAGCTGATGAACGTCGGCGCTTCCTCGACCAACACCCTGGGCCTGATCGACGGCACCACGGCGACCAACGTCTACGATCTCCTGATC